GCCTTGCGTGCATATTGAGTTTGTTTAAAACCACTTCACTGTGGTGTTTTGTGATTAGGTCATATGACCTATTTTAAGAATTACGCCTTACGGCCACTAGAGTTTCACACACGAAACTCGACACTATATTGCCGGGACTACAATTATTTGTATGTTATCCATATATGATGGATTCGTACCATCGTTTATTATACTCGCTTGGGCCAAGAACGTTTGCCCAACCTGTAAAGCTATCAAATTTTCGATATACAATGCAAATTGGATCTTGCCCGAACTATGTACAAATTGATACGATGTATTTTGTCCATACTTTTGTCCTGTTGTGTTAATATAAATATTCGCTATATTTTGGTATGCTCCTGTGTTCGTGGAATACACGTCACAGCTTGCCGATATTCGATAGAGACCTTTGGCCTTCGCAGTGTACGTTCCAGTCACACTGTGATCGAAGGCTTGTTGCTCACCTTTATATTCGGCACACACCATATTTGCGCTTGTTCCTGATATAATCACATATCCAGCACTATCCCAGCCATAGTAGTCTTCAAAATGTTTAAATGGATCTTCAGGCACCGAGGGCACCATAAATTCAACTACATATTCCTACTTTATATTCCAACTCTTGTTTTAAATGTTAGTTTCTCCTTTTACATAACCGGATTAATTAGCCGGACCTAATATGGAATTATTGAGAGTGTGGCAGTTTGTATTGTTGCGGTCGCAGATGCTGTGACATTGGCGATAAGGTTGATCGATTGACCAACCGCTAACTCCACTATCGCACTGGTCGACATTGCCACATAATGCGCTCCAGTATCGGCTGGATACTGGGTTTTCTGCGGGGCCTCGCTTATTCCTCCACTCGCGTTAACACGTATTGAGGCTATAAACGCTGAGGCCGCTGTAGAACCTGCCATTGTTGCATCAAATGTTACCAGCCACTTGCTCTTAGCAGTGGCCGTCCACAAATAATTAGAAGGATCTACATCCAAAGCTACACTATCGCCATACACGTAATCAAACGTGATTACAGCGTCTACTCCGGACGTGAGATTTTGCACAACGTCCTTCATAGCAAACACACCCTGAAAGTTTTCACCGAATGCTGTTTGTTCTGGTTGAGAGGGCACCATTAATTCGCATTCATATTCCACAAATAGAGCACCAGCTGCAGTGACTGCATCACCTATAGTGGCGACGCGCATCACACCGGAGTCATAGAGATCTCGATCGTACATCAATGAGTCGGATATCTTCTTTCGAGCACCCTGACTATACATCATTCTCGTATCGAGCTCACATTCAACGTCTTTCCATAAAGCGTCTTGGACAGCATCTTTGGTGTTCATAAGTTCCTTTTCATCTGTGGGGTTTGCATCTCGATTATCATAATCAGGGGATAGAATAACTATCCCATTCTTATCGGTCGCGCATCGCGTGACGTACATGAATTTAATTCTTTTAAATCGGTAAAACTCCCACTGTTTAGCTTGTACAGATAAATATGGAAACAACACCGCATTACCAGGATTCATACGATATGACGTATTACCTAGCAACGCTTGTGAGTTGAATAATTCAACTTCCTCTGTTGCTTTCACTATAGTTCTTTGTGGTCGACTAGGACGAAATCGCATTGCTCTTGACATTGCTGTCGGAGCTGCGACAAGTCGTCCCTGTCCTGACTGGTTGCTCTTTCTTTCACTACGACGGCCTCGTCTAACGACGAGAGCCGAAGACCCTGATTTCCGCTTATCTTTAATGATTTTAGCGGCGACGGCACGGGCAAGTGCTTGGTCGTTTCTACGATTCGTTTTCTTCTTTGATGACATCTTCGTCTAATCATTTACTTAATTCAAATCGTTTTCAGCTGGAGCGATCAAGACCGCCAGCTGATCAATCAGGTCACGTTGCTCACGGGTTCTAAACAACATTTTGACCTGATTTAAGTGCTCGGGTGTCGGATCACAAGCAAGTCGGAATACTGTTTTGCCTACACGCTGAAATACTATCCCGTCGTCAGTTATTTCGTGTGAACAAAATTCTTTCTTGTCTGATGCTTTCATCAGAAATCCTTGTGCTCTATACCACTGGATAAAATCATCCATTGCAGCTTTGTTTGATTCCACGCAATCATCGCCCATTGTTATGGGTAGCCATTTCGGCCAGCACTTTTGTAGCGCCATTGATGCTTCAAGGGCAAGGATCCCACGGTTTTCACTGTTTCCAGCTCCTGTGAGATACCTGCCTGAGAACCAAAGTCCTTTCGCAATTTGAACGTACATCGAACCATCAGACAACACAATTACATTACGTAACTTACTGCGCATATACTTGCGCATCGTGCTCTCCATGGTTGGGGAATAATCAATTACTCTTGCTCGAAACTCCATACACGTTAAGTGTTGCTTCTTGCTATTCATTGTATCCCATCCAGTGCAATCTGTTGCTTTACGATCTTCCATGTCTTCCATATGTTCATCGAAGTCATTCCAATCGTCGTCCGTGTCACCCCACCCAGGCTTCATGACTATATGTTTGTAGTTGTCAATGCACCATCTCTGCCATTTTCCGAAAAGGAATCTCTCGACGAGTTGGTCTACTATTGACACCCCGAATATTAGTCGCCAGGTTTTACTCTGGACTTTTGTCGCACTGTG